GTATAGTTGAGCCCTTAAAACGTTGTCTAAAACGTTTCATAAACCTCTGGAAGTCTCCATAGTTTAAAGATCTGTCCGTAGGACAATTATCATTGTCAGACGTCAGAGTGATGAAGCAGTTCTCAGAGTGCAAACTAGCTTCATGCATACAGCGTACCGCCCAATGGCGGCTACGCTCAAGGCGACACCCGTAACATTGACCACAAGGAAGGGAAAGAGACCTTACGATGTCTCCCCGCTCCTTAAAAACTATAGAACCATCCGAAGTCTGCCAAGCAGGTATCAGATGGAAACAAGCCATTACAGACGATAACCACCACGCATTGGAGGAGGCGCCATATTCAAGCCCTTAGTATGCGATGCATGAGAACGAAAGTGTTTAGCGGATTTGTGTTTAGACACAGCAGAACGTTTGAGCGGATTCATTGAAATCTCCAAGTTACTAAAAAAAGGTGTCACCTAGCACAGTTAAGATCAAGTAGAAGACTGTGCTACGTCGACGCCAGGTGGCGCGACGTTGGGAACAGGCTCACCAGTTGAGCCTGTAACGAGACCGAGCTTTTCAGCTTCGGCTCTATTGTTTTCATCAGAAACAAAATCAACCAACGCTCCAGGATCGTTGTTGAAACGCGTACGTACGTCCGCAGGAAGCTGCATAAAAGCCTCATTAGCAGCTAAAACCGCATTCATAGCAGTATGGTAATCAGTAGTATGGGTAAAGTCCCCATACTGAGGAACACGTACGTTTGTAGGCAACTCACCAGTTAAACCAAAACGACGAACAATGGTATTAATATCTGTCTCATCCTTAGCATGTTGTTGAGCCAAAGTAGGCTCTGGACAAGAAAGACCGCCAGCATCGCTGGCTTCCATAGTGTCATAGTTATACGGAGTACGAAGAAAAACAGAAGATTTAGACATAAAGTCCTCCAAAAAAATCATTTAACAGAACGGAACAAATCTAACAAAAACTTAGCCATCGGAGCAACTTCCTTAGAAGTTCGTCCCCAATTATCAAGCGACTCCTCTACAGCAACCTGATTATCAATTAACTTAGTTTCAGACTTTAACTTAGCAATAGTAGCAACTATTTGCTTACGCACCCAAGTTTTATTTTCAGTATCTTGAGCAATATTAGCCGCCTCCTCAGCAAGTTTCTGAATAACAAACTTGATCTGGTCAGCTTCAAGAGGAATCTTCTTAGTGCGTTCCTTAATTTCATCAACAGTAGCATCAATTTGCTCAACCATCTTCTTAGCTTGATCAGCAGAAGCAAGATGATGTTGAGCAGAAGCTTCTAAATTCTTAACAGAAGCTTCAGTAGATAGACCTTGTTGATAAGCAGAAGCAGCACCAGAAAAAGGATTCTGAAAAGTTACTTGTTGGGCAGAAGGAGCTGAACCAGGACTCTGAGAATAAGCCAACATAGGATTCAAACCAGCAGCCATCAAATCCTTAACCTGAGTCTGATAACGAGAAGCATACTGAGCAGCAGACCACTCATTAGAGGCATCAGCACGAGCTGCATTAGCAGAATTAGTATCAATTGAACCACCAACAGAAGCACCAGCAGCGGCACCAGGTGCACCACCCAAAATGCCACCAACACCAGCACCAATAAGGCCGCCAAATCCACCTAAATCCATAACTTACACCTTTCTCCTCATGTGAACCTTTCGGTTCACACGAGGTTATAGTTTAAAAATGATCAATCAGGCCTGGCACAGAGTACATAGGCATTGGACGAGCAACACGATTCTTAAAAAACGTATCAATCAAAAACTGTTGACCATTAGCAGCAGCACCAACAGCGACAATACGATCAATAGGAGGATTCTCTTGAATGAAAGTAGTATTCAAAGTAGGTAACGAAGTAAACTTCTGAGCCAAGTGCCAGCCATCAATAGTTCCAGCAGATGTAGATTTAAACAAACCAGTAATAAGAGCGGGGTTATAACGGTATTCTGCCCAGCGCTCTTGGTAGCCAAATACATCACTGTCAGTAGAACCACCTGTAACATAAATTTCCTTGTTCAAAATAGCTTGTTCACCAAGCATAGCAAAAGCAGGAAAATAAAAATCGTAACGAGTGGAACGACTCCACATCTTACGCAAACCTTGTTGATAAGTGAGATCAGCACGAACAGAAACGAGGCCAATAATGACACCATGTTCAGTAAAGGACTGAGTAAAACCATGGCCATGGGCGAGACCTGTACCCATGGCAGCCAAGTTACCGAGCGGTGTAGACGTACCAGACGCATTAGTACCCGAGGTCTGAGCAATAGGATTAATCTGAATAGGTGTAGAACCACCACCCAAATATTCGGGCCTTTGGAGCCTTGCATCGGGGGAAATGACCCCGAAGTGGCTCCTAACGATTTCTGTGTAACGTGTACCACCACGAGCATCCCTTTCGAGTAATTTCTGAATCTGAAAAGACTGACGCAACTGGTTAATAGTTGCAGCAGTAGCAGTAGACAAATCAGCGATCAAAGGATTGTCATTAGAACCAGCACCATAAGCAGCAATAGCAGACTTAGGGTCAGAAGAGACACCACGATGAACGATGTTATAACCAACATCATTAACAGGAGTATTCTGAAACTTTACAGCAGCCGAAGTACCTAACGGAAGAGAAACAGCAGTACCCTTCTGAGGCCATGGCAAAGCGCCTGTAAAATAATCTTTACGCTTACCACGCTTAAGCAAAGAATAATCAGTATAAGCATCAGGACCATCACCCTTATTGACGGTAACCGAATTCTGAAGATTCTCATCACGGAACCACTCATTCCAAATCAAATTGTAAGCACGTAAATGCAAAACATTATGAGTAACAGTAGAACCAGTAGTAACCTGACCAACAGTAGGCAAACCCATATAGTCAAATATTGAACCTACAGCATAACCACTAGCAGGAGTAGTTGTTGTAGGAACAACATAAGAAATGGAATCACCAGGATTATCCTGTTGACCCATAAATTTCTGCCAATTATTCCAAATTAAACGATTAGGAACAAAAAAGAAAAAAGAATCCAAATGCAAATTATCCATGGTTGGATAAAGAGGGGTAGCCAAACGAGTAAAAGCAGTCATACGCAAATTAAACGTATCACCAGGCAAAACCTCATCGACATAAACGGGAATCAAACTACCCGCATTAAAAGTAGTCTTATGAGCAGTTTGAATTTCAAACGAAGACCGAGGAATCTCAGCACGAGGAACCATAGCGAACTGGTGCGTACTAACAGACTGATTACGATGCATAAAAAACTCCAAAAAAAGGGAGCCGAAGCTCCCGAAAGTTAGACCTTAACGGACTTACCCAAAGCTAACTGCTTGGGTTGTGGGTGGCACTCAATAATACCAGTATTGTCATCAAAGGTGCCAAGCTCAAACAAATCAAAATCATCAGAGTGATGAAACATCTGATTGTCGTCAGCCTGACGATTAACCTCATCAGAGAAAGAACGAATAGCAAGACCCACAGAAGGGACAAACAAAGGACGACCGAAGGCATCAGCAGCACGATCCTTAACTGAACAAATGATATTTATCATGTGTAATCTTTCATGTAATTACGAACAATGTCAAGTTGCAAAGCGACCTCACGCTCTTTAAGTTTCAAAAGATGAAGAAGTTTTGCAGCATGCATGCTATCACGTATGTACATCACGCGTTGATGATTTTTACTATCAACATACTCGTACGTTTTAAAAAAACTATCAAGAGAAAATTGACCATTTTCAGTTTCGAATTGCATAAAAAATCCTAATCAAGAGAACGTTTCAATCGACCAAGTTTTGCATCAAGAACTTGTTCCTTAACAACCAACCGCTCATCGGTGTTGTCATCGAATCGGGATTGAGCATCAATGAATCTCTCCAGCTGGAGGGACTCAAAGGCTTCGGGAAAGTCCTCAGCAAATTTCTTGTCATAGTACTTAGGAGGCTTAACCTCACGTCCATTAACAACCACATAGTCATGTGGATAAATATCAGAATGGTACTTCTCGTACCAACCATAGCCTATGCCAGGCTTAAGAGACATACGATTAAATTCAGGAGTTCTATCCTTAATCTCACCAGTCTCCATATCAGTAGTCTCGTAATGATCACCAACGCCCCTTCCGGTACGTTTCTTCATTACATAACGAGCTACATAAGCAGCGGACTCAAAAGTGACATCACCAATGGAACTGTAACCAAAAGACCAAAGATCTTCCAAAGATGCTGATCGATAAATAATGGAACCCGACGGAGTACGTTTCCAAACCGTTCGATCTGGGAAGTTAAAACCAAAAATGCACGCATGAAAATGAGGCCTTTCAAATTTCTCACCATACTCACCAGCCATATAAAAACGGATAGTTGAGCCCTTAAAACGTTTTCTAAAACGTTTCATAAACCTCTGGAAGTCTCCATAGTTTAAAGATCTGTCCGTAGGACAATGATCATTGTCATACGTCAGAGTGATGAAGCAGTTCTCAGAGTGCAAACTAGCTTCATGCATACAGCGTACCGCCCAATGGCGGCTACGCTCAAGGCGACACCCGTAACATTGACCACAAGGAAGGGAAAGAGACCTTACGATGTCTCCCCGCTCCTTAAAAACTATAGAAC